ATGAATAAAATAAAAGAAAGGTTTATACAATCTTATAGACCTATAACCAAAAAATATGACAAATGAAATTACCAACAAATGGTGTCGCAAAAGATATAAGACATTTTTCAGGTGCATTATTGGTTTTTTTTCTTATAGTAGGAATTTTAATTTACTTGTCTAAATTTTCTATACCTGATAAAAATGCACAAATTGTAAACACTCTTATTGGTATGATCGCTGCAAGTGTGGCTATGGTTATAGCGACCATCACAGGGCGCAATCCAGATGATCTTGAAGAAGCAAAGAAAAAAATACAAGGTTTAGAAAATAGAGTTGAAATGCTTGTTAGTCAAAAAGATTCTTTAGAGGGTATGCTTATAAAAAGTCAAACTGAAACAATAGAAAGATTAACTTTACTTGCGGCAGTAGATTATGACAAAAAAAACAGATGTAATAACAAAGATTGTAAATGTAAATAGTATGGATAAAATAAAAATATGGTGGAAAAATACACCACTAACAAAAAAATTATTATATATTGTGGCGTTTTTATTATTTATTATTATGTTAATTAAATGATAGATCTAGAATATTTTAAATACACTGAATTTGATAGCCCTGACCAAAAAAATAGCGGCATTAATATGCACCCTGAATTTTTACAAAAACTTGAAAAAGCTAGGGGCATTGCTAATTTTCCTTTTATTATTTCAAGTGGTTATCGCAGCCAAAACTTTAATGAAAAACTTAGGCAAGATGGATATTCAGCATCAAAAAATTCAAGTCATCTTATTGGAAGGGCAGTCGACATCAGAGTTAAAGATTCAGCACACAGACTACAGCTGTTGGAAGCATTACAACAAGCAGGATTTAAACGATTTGGAGTTGCTAAAGGATTCATACACGTTGATGACGACCCTAACAAACCCAATTGTTTATGGACTTACTAATACAGCAGGACAGACATTAGAATATGAGCAAACCACTAAAAGAAACAAAAGTAGGTAAATTTTTATTAGAAAAAGTGCCAAATGTTATAGGTGGTTTATTAGATAGTACGCCTGCAGGTAGTGTTATTAAAACACTTATAGGCGGATCTGATATGTCAGACGCAGACAAAGAAATTGCACTTAAAAAATTAGATCAAGAAATACACGAATTTGACGGTATTACACAAAGATGGATTGCGGACAGTAAAAGTTCTTGGTTGGCTCAAAATGTTAGACCCCTTACACTTGCATTTTTAACAGTAGCTTTTGTAATAGGTTGGTATATGCAAATTGACGAATTAGAAGTTGTAAAGGAATTATTATGGGTTGTTTTTGCAGGTTATTTTGGTGGCAGAACATACGAAAAAGTAAAAGGTAAAAGTAATGCCTAGAAAAATCGTATCAAAATTTATAGAAAAACCAAAAGTAAGAAGAAAAGGCAGACATTCAAAAAGTGCTAGCAAATTAAAGTCTAGTAAACTATACAAAAAACCTTACAACAGGCAGGGCAGATAATAATTTTGTAAATTTAATTTTTTTTATATATTATATAATACAGTATTATAATACAGTATTTATAATACTATATATATAAAACTATAGGTAATTAATGGGAGTATTTTATTTTATATGCGGTATGTTATTTTGGGAGTTTATAAGAACTATCGTTATATTTATATATTTAAATGTTAGAAAATGGATAAAAGACCGACAATAAAATGTAGCTTATGCGATAAATATTTTGTTGAAGGTCGAGAATACAGAGAGCATTGGGAAGATGCACATTTAAAAGAATACTTAAAATTAATTAATTATAAAAATTTATGACTTCAACAAGAAAAAAAGCAGACCTTATAATGAATATGCCAATTTGTAATGTTTGTAAAATAGATAAACTTTTCGAAATAGATTGTTATCAATATACAAATTTAGGTACTGATAGTACTATAAAAGAAAAAGATGCTGTAAAAAAAACAAGTTTATATATTTATAGAAAAATAAAACAATTAAATGAAAGACTAGGTAAACGACTTTTATTTCATTATGCCTAGATCTCGTAAAGCTATCGTAAAAGAACTTGACAGGGTTTTTAGTTTAATGATTAGAATTACTAATAGTAAAAACGGTTACTGCGAATGTATAACTTGTGGTCGCAAATATCCTATTAAACAAATACAATGCGGTCATTTTATGTCTAGAAAAAATTACAGCACAAGGTGGGTACCAGAAAATGCAGCACCTCAATGCTATGGCTGTAATGTAATGCAACAAGGTAAGCAGTATGAGTTTGCAAAACAGATTGGAGAAAATACAGCAGAAGAAATGTTACGTTTATCAAAACAAATTGTAAAATTTAGTAATCAAGATTTATTAGATAAAATTTGTGAATTTAAAAAAATTATACATATATTTGATAGCAAGTAACTTTTTTCATTACTTTTTAGTGATTTTTTATTTAGATATGTTTATAGTTAGGTAAAAGGGGTTTTTTAAGCCCCTTTTTTTTTTAACAAAAATTTGCTTATATTTGTTTTAATTATGACTTTTACAGAAGATGTTTTAAGATTAAAAAATGCTGAAATAGAAGCACTTAAATTAGAAAATGTCAGACTATTATTAAAGGTCGAAGAACTTAAACAACAAATTACTAACTATAAAACTAATAAAAATGCAAGGCAAAGTAAAATTTATAAGCCCTGACCCAAAACAAAACGAATACGAATATAATGGGGTCATATATAAAAAATACAAAGTTGAATTTTCAGACGGTAAATCATATAGTTTTTCTACAAAAAAAACTTATAACGATGGTAATCTTACTTTTAAAGTAGGTGATAGAATTGAATATATGGTTACAAACGAAAAGTTAGGGTCAGCAAAATCAATGAGCATTATACAGGCTAAGGACTCTAATAGAACACAACAGCAAGAAATACAATTAAGTGTATCTTTTAATGGTGCTGTTAAATTAGCAAGTAAAGGCAAAATTAAAATAGACGAAATAGAAACATTTACAAAAGAATTTTATAACAAAATATTTAACTAAAATGGCAGATAAAAAATTTACAAACGGATTATTTATTTATAAATCAAAAATACCAGGTTTATTGAATTGGTCAGCAAACAAAGCAGACTACATAAAATGTCTACAAGAAGCTGAAGCTGATGAAAATGGTTTTATTAGTGGATCATACCACACTATGAGGGAAAAACCTGATAGAATGTACGGTACATTTAGAGATCAAGAAAAAAAGATTTCAAGCAAAGAACACGCACCAGACAGAGATCTTCCGTTTTAGATGTTAATTAACTTTAATTATCATTTAAAGAAAATTAAAGATGTTAGAAACGGTAAAATAAAAGAAGGACTTAAGTTAGAAGTAGAAAACTTAGACGAACATCTAAGGTTTAAAAGACAATTTAATGTTATACTTGGACACGCCAATGTTGGTAAAACATCTATAATTTTATATTTAATGTTGCTTTATACTTTAAAGCATAAATTAAAATGGTTGGTATTTAGTGCCGAAAATGACACATATACACTTATAAAAAAATTAATTGAGTTTATGTGTACAGATATTATTCAGCATATAGAAGAAACTAAATTTTTAGATAAAGCATTTTTTATAGACGAACATTTTAAATTTTTAGATTGCACTAAAACTTACGATTATAAACAATTGTTAAAAGAAGCGAAAGAAATAAAAAGCAAATTTAATTACGATGGTTTTTTAATTGACCCATATAATGCCTTAAGGGTAAATAAATCTTTACTTGTAGGAAATAAACACGAATATGACTATGACGTATGTTCAGAATTTAGAATATTTACCAAGAAAAATAATTGTGCTATCTGGTTAAATACACACGCTAATACAGAAGCATTAAGAAAAATACACCCTTTATCACACACTTATGCAGGACATCCTATACCACCAAATGCAGCAGATGTTGAAGGTGGTGGCAAGTTTGTTAATAGGGCAGATGATTTTTGGGTTTTACACAGATATTTGCAACATAAAACAGAATGGATGATTTCACATTTACACGTAAGAAAGGTTAAAGACACAGATACAGGTGGAAGGCAAACAGATCTTGATGAGCCTTTAAAATTTAGAAATATAATAAATAATGTCGGTTTTCAAATTAATGGAAAAAATATTGTACCTTTAGTTGACAAAGATACACCATTTTGAACAGAAACATTAATTTTACGTTTATACCTATTTATGGAATTGCATTTGGTATAACATATTACAATCCTAACTTAGAACCCGAACAGTTAATAAAAGTAGATCCCGAAGAATATTACGAGCAAGTTTCAATAATGTTTTTATGCTTTGGTTTACATATAACTGTATGGAAAGAATAATGCAATTGTTATTTAAAGATCATAATAAATGGGTTGCTATTGTTAAAAGTTTTGGTTGTAATAATGCAACTGCTAAAGATATTGTCTCAGAAATGTATATAAAAGTAAGCAGAGCAATAAAACGTGGTCAAAATATTATGTTTGATGAACATTCAGTTAATTATTATTATATTTTTAGAACTTTAAGCAGTCTTTTTATAGATCTAAAACGAAAAGAAAAAAAAATTGACTTACTTAATATTGATGATATAAAGTTAGGAAGTGTAAATATTAACCCTGACTATGAATCGAAATATAATGTTATTAAAAAAGGGTTAGATGAACTTTATTGGTATGATAAAAAAGTATATGAAATTATTGAGGGGGGTACAAGCATTGCAGAACTAAGCAAAAAAACCAAAATATCATATTACAGTTTATATAATACCTATAAAAAAGTAAAAAAATATTTAAAAAATTTATTATGATTTTATTAGGTGATTTAGTTGAAAAAATTACTAAGGCAACTGGTATAAAATGGCTAACTGAATTCGTTATAATAAAGTTACTGGGTTTTAAAACTTGTAATTGTGATAAAAGAAAATTAAAATTAAACAACTTTAGCAAAAATTTTACAAATGAAAAAAATAAGAATGACAAATGATGACGCAAATAAATGGCTTAACTATAAAAACAATTATAAAGTACAACCCACAAATGACCAAATTGATTTAATAGTACAATTACACGCTAAATATTTTAATCATAATGAATATTACCCCTGCACTTGCACACCAAAAACTTGGAATCAATGGATAGCACAATTAGATACAGTCTATAATGAAACTAGAAACAGTACACAAACTTGAAAAAGCAATTATTGTAGCTTTAAATTTAGACGGCTGGGATTTGACTTGGACTGGTGAAAAATTTGAACACTATGATGCTGTCGGTACTACGCCAAAAGGTAAAGATTGTATTATTGAATTTAAGTTTAGAAAAACATATTACGAAACCAAAATACTTGAAAAATATAAATACGATGAACTTATGAATATGCCATACGATTTAGTAAAACTGTATTCTGTTCACGATCCTAAAGGCAGTTATTTATATTGGCTTAATACATTAGATGTTGGCAAAGCAAAAACTATGTATTTACCAGACACTACAATGTGGAATAAAAAAAAAATAGAAAAAGAAGTCTATTTACTAACAGAAGAACAAGCAGTCATTTTTAATAAAAGTTAATAAAAGTTTTTTTTATTAACAACTTTTACTATATTTACAATATAAACTATATAAATATGAATTATAAAGAAATAAAGCAATTGACAAAAAAAGAGAATAAAAAAGAAATCAAAAAAGCACTTATAGAGTTAGCAGTACTATTTTTATCAGTATATGCTAGTTTTTGGTTAGGTGCTTTATTAATTATAAACCTATAAATATGTATAAAAATTACAAAGATTATATCACGAATTATATTTGGCAAGAATTTTTTGAGGGTAATGAAGAAGAATTTATTGAATATACAACAGATGATTTGTCTGACTATGTATATGACAAACTTGTAGTTAATTTAGGTAATGATGAATCAGAACAATTAATTACAGGCAGTTTAAACTGGGTTTGTTGGTATACAATACAACAAAGTATTGATAGTAACTATTACGGCATTTATTGTAGAAATTGTGGCACACCTACACCAGAAATATCAGAATATTGTAGCCCAAAATGTCAAGATCAATATTATATTTCAATAACAAACTAATGATAAAAGGTATATATAAAAAAGGTCAAATAATGCAGTCAATAAATTTTATGACTAGCAGTTCAAGAATATCTGAAATATTATTTGATGCTTCGGAAAAAGATCCTACAAACCCAAAAGTACAAACTATGATGGGTGATATGGCAGAAATTATTACTTATGTTGCATATTTAGAACGTACATTAGCAGATAGTGAAATTGATAATCAAGTTTTATTAAAAAAAATTAGTAACTTAGAAACAGAAAATAAAGAATTATGGAAAGTAAAGAAATAGATATTAAACCACATTGGAAAATTATATCGTTTACAGATTTAAAAGATTTTAAATTTTGGGCAGGTGCAAAAGATTTAGCAAGTAAATTAACAAGATTAGAATTAGAAAACATACAAGAATTTTTACGTTTTGTATATCCAGATGGAATGACTGAAACAATGGTCAATGACTTATTTTGGTTTGATTCAGATTGGATTTGTGAATCAATTGGCTTAGATGTTGAAAAAGTATTAGAAAGGAAAAGTGTTAGACTTATTTAAACATATTACAGGTATTTGTGGTGAGCCACATTTAAATATTTACATATTAATTGTAATAGCATTTATAATATTTAAAAAATATATTTTAGATGATATTACTTATTGATGCAGACTCTTTAATATTTGCTAGTTGCTACAAACCAAAAGATAAAATAACAGATAGTATTTATTATAAACGCATCGATAAATGTAAAGAAAAATTTGACGGTCAATTAATTAATATCGTTACAACATTAGAAGAACAATTTGACATAAAAGAAGTCAGGCTATTTTCAGGTAGGTCAAAAAATAATTTTAGGAAGTTATTAAGTAAGGAATACAAAGCAAATAGAAGTGGTGAAAAACCACCTATGTTGGATAGAATGCACCAGTATGTTAAAGAACATTATGAAGCAATACAAAGTTGTGGTCACGAAACAGACGATGCTGTTGCTAAATACTGGTATGAAATACAAAAAGTTGTTGGTAGGAATAATGTTATGATTGTAAGTATTGACAAAGATTATATGCAGTTTCCTGCACTTATATATAACTATCACCCAAAACACAAAAAAGTATATGATATTACAGAAGAACAAGCAATGTATAATTTTTACGAACAAATGATTATTGGTGACACAGCAGATAATGTAAATTATTTTAAAGGATTAGGTAAAGCGTTTGCAAAAAAATATTTACAGGGTTGTAATAGTAAATATAAATATACTAAAAAACTATACGAACTTTTTAAAATGAGATATAAGCAAAAAGCAAAATTAAGATATATAGAATGTTATAATTTATTAAAACTTAGAACTGATGTATAAAAAAAGAAGTGAAATAACATATGCCCAGTTTGAACACTATGCTGATTTAATAAATAATATATTAGATCTTAATATGTTTGAAAATACAAGAAAAATTGAATATGCTTATGCCAGATATTTATTAGCACACTTAATTAAAAATAAATTTCCACAAACAGCATTTACAACAATAGCAAGATTTTATATAAAAAAAGGTAAATCAAGTCATCACAGCACCATTATGCACAGTATATCAACTTGGGAAAATTTAATTGACCCAAAAACAAAATGGACAGAAAAAAGTCAAAGACAAATATTAAATGGATATACAGTTGAATATATTTTAAAGGAATTAGAAATGGATTACATTTCAGAACTAGCAGACGTACTAGAAGATGTAAGAAACTTAACAAAAAAAGGTATAGATATTTTAAAACCTTGTATTGATATAGCAAAAAAAGTATGAAAATAATTAATAAAATTAGTGAAAGAAACGAACACACTTGGATAGAAGTAAAAGAAATACATACAATTATGTTGCCACAAAATAAACATACATATTTTACTTTAGGATTTAACGACTACGATGATGATGAATATACTGTTAATTTTGATCCATACGAATTTATAAATACTGTAGACACTAAAACATTAAATAACTTAAAAACATATATAATAAATAAACTAAAAAACAAATGAAAAACAAATTTGTATTTTATGTTTGTACCAACACCGCCTTACGGCTTTAAAAGTTTAGTTTATCAATGGAAATTTACCAACAAAAATTATATAAAAAAAAACGTTTTATACACTTGTAAAGCTACAGCAATAAATCAAGAAGGTGTTATTGTTACATATTCTTTCGTTAAAAAAGAATGGATAGAAAGGCACATTAATAGAACATTTGCCTACCCTTTTATTCAATTACGAGCATCTAAATTTTTATTAGACTTAAAAAATAAATGGCATCTTGATTTAGCTGGGCGAGAAAACCTAGAAACAGGAATTTACACAAAATACGGTATATCTATACACAGGGCAGTTTATTTTACTTTTCATCCTAAATTTAAAGATCTTAAATATTACGATATGTCAGGTAAGGTTATTCATCATAAAGACGGTGATAAAGATAATCCAAATTTTGATAATCTAAGTGAGATTACACAAAGCGAAAATAGTTTAAAGCATAATAGATTTTATAAAAAAGGTCAAAGATTAAAGAACATTCAACAAAGAATAATGCCAAGGTATAATCCAAATATAAATCAATTAAAATTAAATATATGAAAGTAAATATTAATACGATTGTTGAAAATCCAAATAATCCTAGATATATAAATAAAGAAAAATTTAAAAAACTTGTAAAAAGTTTAAAAGATTTACCAAGTATGCTTGATGTTAGACCAATAGTTGTCGATGAAAATATGATTGTATTAGGAGGTAATATGAGATTAAAAGCATTAAAAGAAGCAGGATTTACAGAAGTAAAAATACATCAAGTAAAAAATTGGTCAGAAGAACAAAAAAAAGAATTTATAATTAAAGATAATTCAAGCTTTGGTGAATGGGATTGGGATATATTAGCCAACGAATGGGATTTAGATTTACTTGATGACTGGGGTTTAGATTTAAATAAAACTTTATTGGAAGAAAATCCTTATACCAAAAAAATAGAAGCACCTAAATATGAAGCAGGTGAAACTAAACCAAATTTACAAGAATGTTATAATATTGATAAATATAATGCTTTGGTAAAAAATATAAATAACAGTAAACTGGATAAAGATCTTAAAGAATTTTTACTGCTTTCTGCAACTAGATTTATAACTTTAGACTTTAGTAAAATTGCAGATTTATATCCACATTTAAATAAAGACGAACAAAATTTATTTGAAGAACAAGCCCTTGTAATTATAGATTTTGAAAAAGCAATAGAAAGCGGCTATGTAAATTTAAATAAAAAAATAACTAAACAATATTTAGATGAGCATCAAGAATAATTTAGCTGTATTTATATTAACGTATGGTAGACCAGAAAAAATACATACATTAAACACCCTTAGAAAACAAAATTATACAGGTGATATATTTTTGGTTTGTAGTGAAGATGATAAAACTTTAAATAAGTATCAAGAAATAAAAGACGTACAGAAATTAGTTTTTAATAAAAATGATTATAGTAATAAATTTGATATTGGTGACAATTTTAAAGATAACAGAGTTGTTGTATTTGCAAGAAACGCAATATATGATTTAGCCAAAAAAACTAAATATAAATATATTATTGTTTTAGATGACGACTATACATCTTTCAGATATACAAGTGATGCTGATGGTAAATATTTAACTAAACAAAAAATTATTAAAAATTTAGATCTTATGTTTTTAAATTTACTTTCTTATTATAAATTGATAGAAAAAAATATAGGCATAAAAACGTTATGTATAGCACAAGGCGGTGATTTTATCGGTGGTGAAATGAGCAGAGTGTTTCAAAAAAAAGTAACAAGAAAGGCGATGAATTTTTTTATGTTTAATGTAAATAACCCTTTAGAATTTTTAGGCAGAATAAATGAAGATGTCAACTCTTATGTAAAAAAAGGTAATATTGGTGAACTTTTATTAACTATTGCTGATATACGTTTAGAACAATTAGACACACAAAGTAACACAGGCGGTTTAACTGAATTTTATTTAGATTCAGGTACTTATGTTAAATCATTTTATACTGTTTTATTTAGTCCTAGTTGTACAAATATAACATTAATGGGTAATAAAAATAAAAGGTTACATCACCAAATAAAATGGAATAATGCAGTACCAAAAATATTAAACCAAAAATATAAAAAATGAACAAAAGTGAACACAATAAAAAAGCATTATTAGAAGCATTAGAAAAATCTTTAGGTGTTGTAACTACAGCTTGCAAACAAGCAGAAATAGGCAGAACAACATTTTATAAATATTATAATCAAGATGCAGAATTTAGGCAAAAGGTAGATGAGTTAGAAAATATTACTTTAGATTTTGCAGAAAGTCAATTACATAAACAAATACAGGCAGGTAATACAGCAGCAACAATATTTCTATTAAAAACAAAAGGTAAAAAAAGAGGTTATGTTGAAAGGCAAGAAATAACAGGCGCAGATGGTTTGCCAAATAATGTTATTGTTGAGATTATAGAAAAAAATGAAAATAAAGACTAATGTAGTTTTTAAACATCTTTTAAAAAGTAATAAAAAAATAATTGTTGAGCAGGGTGGTACACGTTCTGGTAAAACATATAATATATTACTTTGGATTATATTTAGTTATTGTACACAAAATACAAATAAAATAATTACAATTTGCCGTAAAAGTTTTCCAAGTCTAAGGGCAACTGTAATGCGTGATTTTTTTGATATACTTAAAACACATAAAATGTATAATGAAATAAATCACAATAAATCATCAAGCGAATATAATTTATACAATAATCTTGTAGAGTTTATAAGTTTAGATGAGCCACAAAAAGTAAGAGGTAGAAAAAGAGATGTACTTTTTATAAACGAAGCAAACGAACTTTATTTTGAAGATTGGCAACAGTTATTATTTAGAACTAATGAAAAAATAATATTAGATTACAACCCCTCTGATGAATATAGCTGGATATATGACAAAGTAATTAATAGGGAAGATGCTGATTTTTATATTACAACTTACAAAGACAATACATTTTTAGAAGAAGCACTTATCAAAGAAATAGAACGACTAAAAGAAACAGATCCACAATATTGGCAAATATATGGACTTGGACAAAAAGGTGTAAGTAAAGCAACTATATTTAATTATCAAGAAAGTAATATACCAGATGATGCTGACTTTCTATCTATGGGTGTAGACTATGGATATACCAATGACCCAACAGCACATATTTCAGTATATAAAAAAGGGCACAATTTATATATTGAAGAACACCTTTATAAAACTATGATGACTGCTGAGGATATACACTCGCATTTTAAATTACTTAATGTTGGTGATAAAATAATATATTCTGATAGTGCTGAGCCAAGACTAAATGACTATTTAAAAAGAACAGGTTGGAATATTAGACCAACAAAAAAAGGTAGGGATAGTATTATAGCGGGTATAGATTTACTTAAAAGGTATAAATTATATGTAACACCTAATAGTAAAAACCTGATACAAGAATTTAGGAACTATAAATGGAGTGAAGATAAAACAGGTAAACTGACTAATATACCTATTGATAGAAATAACCATTTGTTAGATTCATTAAGATATGCTACCTTTAATATATTAAGCAAGCCAAATTTTGGCAAATATGCTATTCAATAAAAACTAATAAAAATACGTTATATAATTATGAAGATTGATATAGAAGTGCCACAAGGTTTAGAGGATGTTACATTACATCAGTATCAAAGATTTTTAAAAATACAAGAATCTACAAATGATGATAATGTTTTAGGTATGAAAATGATTGAAATATTTTGTAATGTTTCACCAGAAATTGTAAAAGGTTTAAAAGTAAATGACGCATATGCTATTGTAGAAATGCTTAAAAATATAATGACACAAAAAAGTGATTTACAAAGAGTTATAAGGGTAAGAGGTGTAAGGTATGGATTTATACCAAACTTAGACGAAATGACTTTTGGTGAATATGTAGACTTAGACACATATTTAACAAGCTGGGATAATATGCATAAAGCAATGTCTGTATTATATAGACCAATTGAAAGACAAGAAAAAGATCTATATAATATAAAAGAATATGAGGCAAAATTAGATGACAATTTATTGCATATGCCAATGGATGCTGTTATGGGTTCTATACTTTTTTTTTATCATTTAGGGAACGACTTGTCACAAACTATGATAACTTATTTAACGGAGAAGCAGGAGAATCAGTTAGTTCAGTATATCAATTCGGAGTTAGATGGGGGTGGTACTCCAGTTTATATGGGTTATCTAAAGGGGATATTAGACAACTTGAAAATATCACTAAATTAAATGTACATAAATGTCTTAATTTTTTAATGTTTGAAAAAGAAAAAAACATATTAGAAAAACAAAATATAAAAAGGAAACAAAATGGCTAACAAAGGTGCAAGAGGATTTTATTTAATAACAGAACAAATAGAATCCCAATTATTATTAGACCCAAATGTAAATACTGTCACAACAGGAGATATAACTGATGTAGATCTTAACAAAGCCACAATATATCCTCTGTCACATATTATAGTAAACAGTGCAAATCTTGAAGAAAATTTGGTGCGTTTTTCTATTAGTGTTATAAGTATGGATTTAGTTGATACATCTAAGTCAGAAACTACAGACCAATTTAGAGGTAACAATAATGAACACGATGTACTAAATACACAATTAGCAGTACAAAATAAGTTAGTACAAATACTAAGAAAAGGTACATTAAATAGAAACCTATACCAATTAGATGGCAACCCAACGTGTGAGCCCTTTGTTGATAGATTTGAAAATGCTGTTAGCGGTTGGGCATTAACAATGGATATTTTAATACCTAATGATATTGATATATGCAACTAAAAAACGTACAATTTGCTTTAAATCTATTTGCTAAAAACGTTATTAAATTTAGTAAGAATAATTTAACACGACAAAAAAAAGCAGGTGGTGCATTATATAAAAGTCTGGATTATTTTGTTAAAGGTGAATCAGATAGAATATTTGTACAATTCTATATGACAGATTATGGTATGTTTGTTGACCAAGGTGTAAGAGGTGCAAAAAGTTCAACAAGAAATAGAACAAGCCCATTTAAATTTGGTACAGGTACAGGTAAAAAAGGTGGGTTACGAGATGGTATTTTGGAATGGCTAAAACGTAAGCGTTTTCAATTTCAAGATGATGCTGGTAGATTTATGTCATATCAAAGTATGTCGTTTATTATAGCACGTGCTATTTACAATAAAGGCATAAAACCAAGTTTATTTTTTACCAGACCTTTTGAAAAAGCATTTAATAATTTAAGTGAAGAAATTAAAAAACAATTTGAATTAGATTTACAAGAATTTTTACCTAATAAAGTTGACTAATGAGTGATTTAATATTTGCTAGAAGCCCATACACAATTAAGCATACATCAACTGCTAATCCACCAGACCCTGCATATGAATGTTTTGAAACTAATATATATGGCAGATATGCAGACTTTACAGGATTTAGTGTTAATGCGGCAGGGACAATAGTTAATGGAACAATAACAGATAAAATCAGTGGAGCAACTTTGACTAGAACAGCTACCACAACAACAAGTGGTGCTACATCTTTCCCAGTTGTATTTGAAGCTACCCAAGTAAATATAAGAGTTACATTTAATTTACCAAGTGGATATAATGCTAGTTCGCATACTTGTGAAATTGAAGTAACACAAGCAGCAGCCACACCTACTTGTCAAGCAGTAAAACTATTTAACTTTAGCGGTATAAGTTCAGTATCAAATTTAGTATATAGTTATACCGATTGTAGTAATGCTAGTCAATCAGGCACTTTGTCAGGTGCTAATAGTACAGTAACAATAAATGTTAAATTTCCTTATACACAATATTTGTTTTACAATTATAGTGTTGCAGGTGTTTTGCCATTTATATATACAATAACAGATAATTACATTGCAGCAAATGTTAAAATAACAGGATAATATGAGTAATCGAATAAACGCAAGAAGTCCATTTTTTTTGCAATTTACAGGAACATAAAATAAAAAGATATGCCAACACTACATAAAGCAGCACTACAAATATACATTTATACAGGTACAGTTACCAGTACACCAAGTGCATCTAATCTTAGATACAGTTTAGAAAAAACAAAAATATCAACACAAGCAAATGTCTTATTTGAGATCGGTGAGTTGGTAAGGGATTATTTAACACATTCATTTAATGATGATTATGCAAGTGTTACAGCTTGGGTAACTTGTATAACTAAACTTTATGAAACTGCAAGCAATGATAGTGAGTTTACAACAGGGTCACCAGTAACACAAAGTTTTTTGGCACTTGATGGATATGGTTATTTTGAAGATGGTATAAACCCACAATTATCAGACAACGCATTATTTAGCAATAGTACTTTTTATTTACCAGAAGATACAGCAGGTAGGTTTCCAATATTGGCAGAAGGTGTAGGCAAAGTTATTATAGATGGCGTAACAACAGAAATAACTGACAATGGTAATAGTAATCAAAAAATACAATATATTACAATACCTGCCAACAGTAGTACCATACAAATTTATGACACTAATGATTCAACATTAGATAAAACTGTAACAGTTGTAAATGTATGTGAGCCAAAATATACAGTTTATAAAGTAACATTTGTAAATAAATATGGTGCATATCAAGACATATATTTTTATAAAAAGACTACAGAACGAATGGCTGTAACTGATGAAGTTTTTAAAACTAACACAATAGATAATTCAACTGTTACTTATGCAACTTATAAAGGTCAAAAACAAAGATATAATACAGAAGCAAAAACAAGTTTAGTTCTAAACACAGGATATGTAAATGAAGATTTTAATTTAGCTGTCGAGGAACTTTTAATTAGTGAACATATTTGGATTAGATTTGAAAATAAAACTTTACCAGTATTATGTAAAAGTATGGATATGACTTTTAAAACAAGTTTAAATGACAAGTTAATAAATCACGAGATTAGATTTGAATTTGCTTTTGATAAAATTAATAATGTAAGATAATGCCATTAAGATTAAATTTATTTATTGCAGATGAGGAAGGTACACTAACAGAAGTTGAAATGTTTAAAGACGAATCTGTTACACTTACACAAACTTTACAAAACATTAAAGATATATCAAAAGTTTTTACAGATTTTAGTAAAACATTTTCTGTACCTGCAAGTAAAAATAATAATAAATTGTTTCAACATTTTTACAGATATGAGATTGATGGCTTTACATCTAGACAAAAAAAAGAAGCACAATTATATTTAAATCATCAGTTATTTAAAAAAGGCAAAGTAAAACTAGAAACAGTTAAATTAATAGGTAATAAACCACATACATATAATTTAACATTTTTTGGTGAAGCTATAAATATGAAAGACTTTTTTGGTGAAGATCTTATTGGGTCACTTTCTTATTTATCTAATTTTAGTTTTCAATATAATGCTGCAAATGTAATAGATGCTTTACAAAATGGCATTGATAAAACTGTTAATGTAGATGGTCAAAATGAACAATACGAAGATGTATTAGTTGTACCACTTATAACACATACAGAAAGATTGACTTATGATAGCAGTGTAAATTCTGCAGGTAGTAAAAATCTTTTTGTAAGTAGTTCTGTTGTGCAAGGTGTACCATTTGAACAATTAAAACCTGCACTAAGGGTATATGCAATTATAAAAGCTATCGAAGATAAATACAACACAGATAAAGGTTATTCACAAAACATAAAATTTAGCAGAGATTTTTTTAACAAAGATAATCTGCCTTTTTATAATTTATATTTATGGTTACACAGAAAAAAAGGCGGTGTGCTTGAAGATGACAGTATTAGGCAACAATGTAAAAACTGGCATAATTTAGGAGGTAATACAGCAGATAAAAATTTTTGGCGACCAAATGTAAAAAGTAGTTATTGGGTTATAAGGCAACCAAAAAATACTAAGAATGTTAAAATTTCACACGCTATAATTGTAACCCCATCAGGTGCAATTAGTTCAAGTTTTGATTTAATTTTAGAAAAAGACGGTGAAGAACATTATAGGCAAACAGTAAAACAAACAGACTTAAACCACACATCAGTAGGTGGTTCTTTTGTTTCTTTTGATACAGGTTTTTTAAATGCTGATGCAGGTGAATACACATTAAGTATTAGTTGTGATGTTTCTAGCACATATAGTATTGTACTAAAATTAAAAGAAACAGTAAAAAAATTCTTAGGGTCAAATAATAGAAGTGTAACAGTTGATGGTAATGTAACAATAACAACAGAAGCAGAATTTTCAGCAAATGCACAATTACCAAAAATAACTGTTATTGATTTTCTAACAGCTATATTTAAAATGTTTAATTTAATTGCATATCAAAATAATACCAATACAATAGTCGTACAAACTTTAGATGAGTTTTATGCAAATAGCACAACAAATTATGATATAACAGAATATTTAGACACACAAACTACAACTGTAGAAAATGTATTGCCTTTTGCTAAAATTAATTTTAAATATAAAGGCACTAAAACATTTTTGGCAGACGATCATAATGAAAGATTTGGTCTAGAATGGGGGTCTTTAAAATTTAGTGGTGATGAAAAAGTAGAGGGTAAAGAATTTAAAGTTGAATTACCCTTTGAACATATGAAATTCGAAAGACTATTAGACGCCAATACAAGTAATACAGATATTACAACAGCACAATTTGGGTGGCACGTTGATGACAACCAACAAGCATATTTAGGCGAGCCATTATTATTTTATCCTGTTAGGGTTACAAGTGGTACAGCAATAAGTGTTTTAACAAGTTCTAGTGTGCAAAGTTCAATAACAAATTATTACATACCATCAAATAGTGTTGATTTAACAAGTTCACAAACTATAAATTTTGGTGCAGAAGTAAGCGAATATTTTTTAAACCCTTTTTTAAGTAGTCTATTTGAAACATATTACAAAACATATATAACAGGTATATTTAATGTAAGATCTAGATTGTATAAAGTAAAAGCATACTTACCATTAAGGATAATTCTTAATTTAAGTTTAGCAGATAAACTAATTGCATTTGATACAATATTTAAAATAAATAGTTTAAAAACTAATTTTACAACTGGCGTAAGTGATTTAGAACTTATAAATGAAGTTGAAGACTTTACTGTTGTGGATAGCGTTAAACATTTAGGCGATTTAATTAGTAAACCATTTATTACAATAGATAGCACTAAATTAACAACAGATACAGTAGAACAAACAATAGATGCAAACTAATGATTAGAACAATTATAGATTTATTGCAAGTGTTTGATGATGAAACAGAAAATATAAAAATAGCAAAGGGTAAATATGCTTACCCAAAAAATTTGAAAGAAGCATATAAAAAATTTAAACGTGATTTAAAATGGCAAAGAAAACAATACAAGCAGAATTAGAACTTTTAACAAAAGATGCACAGAAAGCTGTAGATGCACTAAATAAAAAGTTAAAAGAAACAGGTAAAGAAACCGATAAAAATAAACAAAAAGGCACTTTATTTACTAGGTCATTAAGTAAAGGTATGACTGGTTTAGGTAAAGCAACTAAGGCCTTTGGTAATGCACTTAAAAATGCTGGTATTGGATTAGCTATTGCAGCATTTGCAAAATTAGCAGACGTGCTTACAAGAAATCAAACAGCTATTGATTTTTTTACAACTGCAAATAATGCACTAAATATTGCTTTTAATGATTTTATAAATTTAGTTTTAGGAAGTGGTAATAAAATATCTGGTTTTTTTGACAATATTTTTGGGTCAGGTACTTTAAAAGCAGTTAAAGATTTTTCATATACAATTGGTGTAGAATTAGTTACAAGAATTAAAAATGTTATATCTGGTTTAGGTGGATTAGCCAGTTCTGTGGTTAAATTATTTAAATTAGATTTTGCAGGTGCTGCAGATACAGCAAAAGCAGCATTTGTAGATTTAGGACAAAGTATAG